GTGGATAGTACTGTTCGAGCTTCACTAATAGTTTTGATCGTATTACCTGAACGGATCATCATGTTAGGATTGATGCCACTGAAGTTTTTCAGGACATTAAGTGTATTTTCGCTGAGTTCCATTATATACCTTTTCTTTTCCAATTATGTTATTATTATAACACGTTTTCACTGCATTGTAAACCATTTATTTGATTTTTGAGAAATTCTTTTCTTTAATGAATTCAATCTTATTTTCAAACCTGCCATCAAGGATTTCACCCTTGTGAGAGATAATGAATACGTTTGTATCCTCACCTAGTGTATATAGGATCTTAATAAGATTGTCTACGCCGTCATGATCAAGAGATGAATCAAATGTTTCATCAAGCATTAACAAGTTAGTAGAAACCGAGTTCTTCATCTTAGCAATTTGTCTCCAAGTAAACAATAAAGCTAAATCGATACGTTGTTTTTCACCTTCAGAAAACGATTCATATGTAAATTCATCTCTATGCCTAGAACGAATAGTTTCGTTAAACTCTTCATCTAGATTAAAGTGTACATAAAAATCAAGAACTTGTAGGTGCTTGTTAATAAGTTGATTCATAACTGGCAAATACTGTTTAATGATTTTAGTTTTGATACCAGTATCTTTAAGCATTTCAGCAATTGCTAATTTGTATGAATAGTCTTCGTTCTTTTGCATCTTAGAATCATTAAGATCTTGCAGCTCTTCTTTAATAACTGCAAGATCACTATTTGCTTTTTGCAGATCAGCCGACACGTCTTTCTCTAGGAACTTCTGGTAATCAGATATTTCTTTCTGGTGTCTTGAAATATCTTGGGAGTTCGTAGCAAGCTCAGATACTTTAGATCGAAGCGTTGAAAGTAAGTCAGTCGACAATTTAATCTCCGACTCCACCCCTTGGCCTTCAACTCCGATTTCTTTGAGCGCTGCCTTCCCCCGATCCTGAGATTCCGTGGTTGCGCGTAGTATCTCAGATTTATGGCCGTCTGAAATGGCTTGGTCGCATACGGGACACGCCGCATTCTTTTCGAAAAACTCGACCCGTGAGCCGAGGTCGGTGAGTTTCGTCCTCTGATCTTGACTTCGCATGAGTAGACCCTGGCGTTGATCCGATAAAGATCCCAACCTTGTTTCGGCTTCGCGTACAGATTCATCGAGTCCGAGGCTAAGCTCACTATTCTTAGCCTGTAGTGCATCGATACTATCCTGCGATTCAGATATCCTATGTTCATAGTTCCTCCTGTTATCCTCAGTTAAAGTAGAAACATCTGCAATATATTTCTTTTGCGTTTCCACTTTGTTTTTCATGAGGTCAATCTGGTAAGATATGTCTTTTAGGTTATCTTTTATGGCATTTGATTCTTCCTTGAGAATCTGATTCATTTTAGAGAATACACCAATATCAAGCAAGTCTTCAATAACTCCACGACGGCTGCCGGGATTTAACTGCATGAATGGAACAAAGTTAGATGAGCCAAGTACCACAACCTGATGAAATGATTTGTGATTTAGCTTTAATATGTTTTGTTCGAGAATACGTTGATATTCTTTAGAATGAGATGATTGATTTACTAATTCGTTGTTCTTATAGATTTCAAACTTAACTGGCCGATCACCACGTACTACTTTGAAATGTGCAGCACCAACAGAAAACTCAACTTCAACTAAGCTGCCTTTACCATTAATTGAATTGATGAGTTGTAACTTACCAATCTTTCGATGTGCTTTACCAAAAAGAGCAAACGATAAAGCATCAAGCATAGTTGATTTACCTGAACCATTATGACCAACAATCAACGTAGTCTTATGGCGTGTAAAATCTAGCTCGGTCCAGTTATTACCAGTTGATAGGAAGTTCTTATAGCGGATATTCAAAAAGTTAATCATACGATTTCCAAAGCTTGAGCCTGAGTCATCAGGTCTCTCATCATCACTTTGATCTTGTCTTTATCAAGATCAGTATCAACACCTTCAACATAGTCATCCATTAGTCGTGGAGTATCGTCTATGTCAAGGCCTTCATCTTCAACATTCGTACCTAGAAACTCGTTAAAGTTTTCAGATATCTTTAAATCATATATGTCTTGGTTTTGAATACGATCAATAAATCGATCAAAAACAAACGTATCTTGTTTTTCTACAACTACAACTTTTACAAACTTTTGATCAAGCTGTTTGACATCATAGTTATTATAATCGGTTTCTTTATCGTTGTAAACAATTCTATGAAACAAAGTATATGGATTCTTAATCCGTTCAACTTCGCGTGTATCGGTATCTATAATAGAAAAATACTTAGGGTCATGAGCATCTGACCAAAAGAACTCCATTTGGCTACCAAGATACCAAATATTTTCTTTACGAGACGATACGTGAAAGTGCCCAGTTAATACTAATTCAAACCGCTTGAACAAGTCTGCAGCTAAGCCATGCTTGTTTTCTACGCCTCGCATCATTTCAAAGCCACCAAGTTCAAGATGGCCAGCTAACCAGTCAGCTTTGCAATTAGCAATAAACTCCATTGATGTGTCGTGGTTTTCAGAACAAATCCAAGGTAACATAGCAATCTTTAGACCGCCATATTCCATTACCTTTGGTTCCATAATGATATTGACCTCGTTCATAAAATGGCCAAGTAGTTCTTTCAAACTATTCATATCATTAGTATTCTTAAAGTAAGTATCGTGGTTTCCCGGAATAATATCCATAACCATATTGCGTTTACGCATCTCTTGCAAGAAATGTTTACGATTATGATTAAGAGCTTTTACGTTAATTACTTTACGGTTGTCATAATAATCACCAAGGTGTACGATTTGTGTAATCCCATGCTTCTCACACTCTGGAAAGAAAACATTCTCATAGAAGTCTTTAGCATTATCTAAGAATATTTGGGATGAATTTCGTATGCCTGTATGGGTGTCGTTCAATACAGCAATCTTCATTTATTCAAGGAACTCCGATAAATCAGAATCAGCGTGTACAGTACGCTTCTTTCTTTTCTTTTCAATTTTAGCATATTCCTTTACTTCGGAATCTACATAACGAATCTTATCAATTCTGCCTTTGAGTGTATCAACAAAAGCACCTGCTACTAAACCAGAAACAGCATCACCATTATCATTAATCATAAAGTCTTCTGCACCAGAATTAGCTATGTACTTCATTTTGATTTCTTGTTGTTTTTTCTCTTTAGCAATTCTACGAAGAAACGCATACCAAGTAATTTGAGTAAAATAAGCAAAAGCGTTAGGTTTACCTGTACGTGTCGCAGCTTCGATATCGTAATTGTTGATTGCTTTCAAACAGTTTTCAACTGCGTCCATAACCATTTCTTCACGATACGTATACCGAATAAAATTTGATTTATGGGATAAGCCTTCAGCAATACGTAGAAAGCAATGAGCTACGTAGTCTGGAACTTTTGGAATCTCGATCTTTGATTCTTTGGCTTCCGTTACTGTCATAACATAATTCACGACTGCTTGTGAGAATTCTGCGTTATTTACGTAATGGATGCTTGCTCTTTTTTGACGCATTTAAGTGTCTCCTTCATCATTAAGTATATTATATCACGTCTTAAGGAGTTTGTACATACTTTATTATTCTCATCACACGTAATTATAATTGTTTCTTTTGCTCACTATTTAGTGTACAAGATGGTGTTTTCATGGTATAATAAAGTATAACCGGGGAGGGAAGGAATACTATCAGTGTACCGTGTCTTTTGGATTAAACCGTACAACGTTTTCTCCTAAGTCTTCTTCTTCGATACCATCAAAATCAATGTCTATCTCGTATTCTTCACCACCTGCTGCTAATTCACGTTCTAAAAGGTCTGCAATATAAGATTCAACTTCATCATCTGACATAACTTCGAATTCTTCTAAAGTTTTGCCACCTCTAAGAAACTTAGCTAACTTACCAATCGCTGATGCATAATGTTTAAGCAAGTTATGTGATGGTGTAGTTTCAGTAATAATATGTTGAGTACTAAGTATTTGTAACGTGTCGACACTATCTTGAAAAGATACAAACGGCCTGAACGCAAAATAACTATAGCCTTCTTCGAGGTGTTCAACTTCTATAATCTTCATAGCAGCTCGTACAATAAGTATTTCTTCTTCTGCTTCAACAACATCAGCAATCACTTCTTCACCATTTGATAGCTTAAATTGCTTAAAGTTTAAGTTGCTCATAGTTCTACCTTATAAGTTTTATGATTAAAACGTTCACGATGATATATTTTAAGTCTTTCTTCGCCATGTAACCAAGCAAAGTTCTTTCGATTATCGGTACTAATATTATCTATAACGTCGTAAAGTGTGGTAGCTACTTCGTTATCTGATTTTCTTAATCCTCGTCCGATCGATTGAAGAACTCGAATTTGAGATTTAGATGGCGACGCAAAGACAATATTATGAAGATTACGGATATTAATCCCAGTGCTAAAGGTACCCAAGGATGCAACAATGATAGCATTTTTCTGTTTCTCCACTATTCCACGAATTGCTTCGCGGTCTGATGTGGCAACACTGCCTGATACGAAAAATACTTTCCGTTTTTCATCAGCCTTATCCTGAATCAAATCGAATAAAGGTTTTCCATGTTTTTCCACAAAATTAAATAATACTAAAGTGTTACCTTTTTGATCTAATGCAAGATTGCGTATTAGCCTGTTTCTTTTTTCGTTGGTGACAATAAACTCGATTTCATCTTGATAACTTTTCTGTTCACACTCCCGTCTTGCATCTGCCGAATAATCAAGAACGAGTCGTTTGATATTAAGTTCAGCGAGAGTTCCTGAGTCCTGAAGCTTTTTGGTAGTAGTAACCTTAAACGTCTTTCCAAAAAGTCCCTGAAGCACCAGCTCATGAGTTTGAGTTCCATCCAAAGTCCCAGTCGTGCCATATCGATACTTTGCCTCCGTAGCTTTATTCATGATATTCATGAGTGACTTAGACTTAAAGCCATGGCACTCATCGCCAATTACCATTCCAAATTGTTGATACCAGTCTTTCGGTAATTTATAAATTGATTGCCATGTACTAATACAAATTGGTTGCTTGAATTGTTTGTCTTTACCAGAATAGATTTTGTGTATATCATCAGGATTGCCACCATATTGAATAAAGTCACTTGACATCTGTTCAACAAGAGATGTTGTAGGT